TGCTGTGGTTACTAACTCGTTTGTGCGTGTGATCAACATTGAAAAACGTGCGCAGAACATAAGAGATGACATTTTAGAGATGAATGACATGAATCCTAGTCATACTAGACTACATTCAGGCGAATGGGAAGCTGCTGTAAAGCGTGAAGAAGCCGCTGTTAAAAAATAAAGGTTGATCTTCCTAAAAATTTAGTTTATAATATACAGGAAATGGAGAATATTCTTGTTTAACAAAGCAGCAGTGTTTACTGACATACATTTAGGTATGAAAGGTAACAGTCGTGTACATAATCAGGACTGTGAAGACTATATCGACTGGTACATCGAGCAAGCAAAGGCACATAACTGTGAAACTGGTTTGTTTTGTGGTGACTGGCATCATAATCGCAACAGCCTTAACCTAACAACTATGGATACAACCATTAGACTACTAGAAAAACTAGGTAGTTCGTTTGAAAAGTTCTATATGTTTGCTGGTAATCACGACTTGTACTATAAAGACAAGCGTGATATCAGTTCAACTGAGTTTGCAAGACACATACCAGGCATTACTGTAATAGATCAGATGATGGTCAAGGACGATGTTGCACTGGTCCCGTGGTTAGTCGGCGATGAGTGGAAGAAGATCGAAAAGTTAAAAGCAAAATACTTGTTTGGTCACTTTGAACTCCCATCGTTCTATATGAACGCTATGGTACAAATGCCCGACCACGGAGAATTAAAAGCTGAACACTTCAAGAATCAAGAGTATGTGTTCAGCGGTCACTTCCACAAACGTCAGAAGCAAGGCAAAGTACATTACATTGGTAATGCTTTTCCACACAACTATGCAGATGCTTGGGACGATGCACGTGGTATGATGATACTAGACAAAGAAAATGATACAGAACCGTTGTACATCGATTGGGTTGACTGTCCTAAGTACCGTACAGTTAAACTAAGCCAGTTGATTGACGAGAAAGACACACTTATTAAACCAAACATGTACATGAGAGTGACACTCGATATTGATATTAGTTACGAAGAGGCTAGTTTCATCAAAGAAACATTCATGGAGCAATACGAATGTCGTGAGATTACACTTATACCACAGAAGCACCTTGAAGAAATGAATTCCGATCTTGATATTGCACAGTTTGAAAGTGTAGATCAGATTGTAAGCAAAGAGATACAAGCCATCGACACAGAGACGTTCGATAAAAAACTTTTACTAGACATTTATAATGAGCTAACATGATAAAAATTAAAGACCTAACAGTAAAAAACTTCATGAGTGTGGGTAATGTTACCCAAGCAGTTGATTTTAACAAAGAACAACTAACTCTAGTACTTGGAGAGAACTTAGATCAAGGTGGCGACGATACAGGATCACGTAACGGTACAGGCAAGACAACAATCATTAATGCGTTGTCATATGCGTTGTATGGTACTGCACTTACAAACATCAAACGCAACAACTTGATCAATAAAACCAACAGCAAAGGCATGTTGGTTACTCTTAATTTTGAAAAGGCAGGCAATCAATATCGTATCGAACGTGGACGTTCACCAAATATTTTAAAGTTTTATATAAACAATCATGAACAAAAAGACGAGTTGCACGACGAGTCGCAAGGTGACAGTCGTAAGACACAAGAAGACATTGGTGCATTACTAGATATGAGTCATGACATGTTTAAACATGTTGTTGCACTTAATACTTACACCGAACCGTTCCTTAGTATGAGAGCAAACGATCAACGTGCTATCATTGAGCAGCTACTTGGTATTACCATCCTCACTGAGAAGGCTGATGCACTAAAAGATAAAGTAAGACAAACAAAAGATGTTATCAAAGAAGAAACACTAAAGATTGATGCCATTGAAGCTGCAAATAAAAAGATTCAACAGAGCATCGAAACACTTGCTGGCAGACAACGTGCATGGCAAAGTAAAAGTAGACAGGATCAAGAAAAGTTATCTGCAGGCATTGACGAGTTAGAAAAACTAAACATTGAAGAAGAGCTTGAAGCACATGAAAAGTTATCTAACTGGACTGAACACAACAACAAAATAACCTCTTTAAGGAAAGAGTTAAGCACACTAGAGCCTGCACTAGTACGAGCTGATAAGAGTGTTGAAAAGGTTGTTAAAGACATTGCAGAACTTGAGGATGCAACCTGTTACACATGTGGTCAGGAACTACATGCAGATAAAAAAGCAGAGATTGCGTCTCGCAAAGACAAAGAACTACTTGATGCAACTACCTATCATCAAGAGATTGCAGATAAAGTAGTTGAAGTAATGAAGTCTCTTGAAGAGATTGGCGATATCAATGGCAAGCCAACTACATTTTATGAAAGTGCTAAAGAAGCATATGATCATCGTAACAATGTAGACAACTTACGATCGGCATTAGAAAACAAAGGACAAGAAGAAGATCCGTACCAAGCACAGATAGATGACTTAACTAATACTGCATTACAAGAGATTGATTGGGGTATTATCAATGACTTGACAGTAGTTAAAGAGCACCAAGAGTTTTTGTTAAAACTATTAACAAACAAAGATAGCTTTATTCGTAAAAAGATTATTGATCAAAATCTATTGTACCTCAACAACAGACTTACATATTACCTTGACAGACTAGGACTGCCGCATCAAGTACAGTTTCAAAATGATCTTAGTGTTGAGATTACACAACTAGGACAAGACTTAGACTTTGACAACTTGTCAAGAGGAGAACGCAACAGACTTATACTTGGTATGAGCTTTGCATTCCGTGACGTTTGGGAATCGTTATATCAAGGTGTTAACTTGTTGTTCATTGACGAGTTAATCGATTCAGGTATGGACACTGCTGGTGTTGAATCTGCACTTGCTGTACTGAAGAAAATGGGCAGAGAACGTAGTAAAAATGTTTTCTTAATCTCACACAAAGACGAATTGATAGGTAGGGTTAGTCACGTTATGAAAGTTGTTAAAGAAAATGGATTTACAAATTATGAAAACGATATTGACATCGTAGAATAAATATGAATGACACACACGATCAGATAATGCAAACAGTATTAAGATACTTGAAGGCAAGTGAAACATTTGAACGTAGGCCTAGCGAAAGCACCAAGCGTACTGCTCGTCGTGAGTTAAGAAACTTAATGAGTCTAGCAAAACAAAGACAAGATGAGATTATAGACAAATACGAAGCACACATGATCGAGTACCGAAAAGGAAAAAATAAATGAAAATTACAATAGTCGGTGGCGGGTTAGCTGGAGCATTGTCCAGTTGTTTCTTAGCAAAAGAGTTTCCAGATGCAACTGTTGAAATGATTCACAGTCCTAAAGTTCCAACATTAGGCATAGGAGAAAGTATTACACCTCACTTACCAGGCATACTAGCAGGCCTGGGTGTAGATGAAAAGAAGTTTATGAGAGAAACAAATGCAGTCTTTAAGTATGCAAATAACATGGAGGATTGGACTGATACTCAAGACGGTCCTAATATTAATAGAGCATTTTATTGGAATAACAAACACAATACTGACTATTCATGGCATAACATTTGTAAAACTCGTTCCAAGGATGTAAGAACAACAGATGTATGGTTAGATGTTTATCGTAGCGGTGCTGCACCTGATCTAAATGTATATCAACATAACTCACCAGCATATCAATATGCAAAACATCTTAAGATGCCATTCACCGACAATGGCGAATACCTGTTACCTGCAATTGCAAATTATGCTTATCATATTGATGCAGAAAAGTGTGCGCCTTGGATTATAGAAAATGTTTGTAAGCCGTATGGTGTAAAAGAAACTAATGCACATGTAAAAGAAATAAACACAAACAAAAATGGCATTACAAATGTGGTGTTGGAAAACAATACTGTTGTAACTAGTGACTTATGGTTGGACTGCACAGGTCTTTCAAGATTACTAATCAGTAAACTAACAACAGATTTAATTCAATCTAAAGCAAATGTAATGAACAGTGCATGGGTTTGCCCTATAAGTTATGAAGACAAAGACGCTGAGTTTACAAACTATACTCGTAGTATTAGAAAAGAAATAGGCTGGCAATTTAAAATTACATTAGATAAACGTATCGGCACTGGTATTATTTTTTCTGACAAATATTTTTCAGACGACGAAGCACTTGAATATTTTAAAAATGAAATTGGTGATAGAAACTTGCGGGCGCCTAGATTGTTAAAATGGACGCCGGGCAGATTGAAAACTCCAAATGTCGGAAACTGCTTTGCTATAGGCATGGCAGCAGGATTTGTTGATCCGTTAGAAGCAAATGCCGTTGTTTCTATAATAGCATCGATAAAAAGATTTACGTGGATGCATCAACGTAACTTAGACAAAGATTATTACAATAAAAAAATAAATGCCTACTTTCAAGACATAGCAGACTTTATAGCAGTACATTATACGCTGTCTCCAAAAGGTGATAATCATTTTTGGAATGACATGAGACGTATAGGCAAAGAGCTAAATCATAAAGACCTAGTAAAAGAAAAATATTATTCAGATACAACTTGTATGAATAATATCACAGGATTTGTAACGTGTTTTCCAGATACCAACTGGTTAGATATTGCAAACAACTGGATCAAGGATTTAGATGACTGGCCAACAAAGTCAACACCTAAACAACAAGAAGAGTATATTAAAAACACACGCAACGACAAGTTGCTACACGAAATACAATCGTCAAATAATAAAAAATCAATTGACGAATTTATGAAAATGTATAATAATATAGAAGAACACAACAAAGGCTTAGACGCCTGGCCTCTAAACTATTTTACAAAAATGTTTAGTAAAGAAGGATGGGAATCACACGTAGGCAAGCCAAAAACAGAATCAAAAATATAATCCAATAAAGAGGTCGACCTTCTAGTCAAACTAATACATAATAGTATGAGTAGTTGGATATATCAAGGTAAAGAAATAACTGAAATACCAGACGAGTATGAAGGATTTGTTTATCTCATTACCAACTTAACTAACAATCAAAAATACATAGGCAAAAAACTAGCAAAGTTTAAAACTACTAAGCCACCACTTAAAGGCAGAAAGAATAAACGTAGAGGCTACAAAGAAAGCGACTGGCGAGATTACTGGGGTTCCAGTGATAGACTAAACGCAGACGTAGCAGCACTAGGCGAAGATAAGTTTACAAGAGAAATACTATACCTATGTAAAGGTAGGGGCGAAATGTCCTACATAGAGGCAAGAGAACAGTTTGATAGGCGTGTACTTGAAACAGATGATTACTACAACGGTATCATCAATGTTAGAGTCGGTGGATCAGACAAACTCAAACAGGCATTGCTAGAACATCACATCCAGGCAAAACAATCCAACACATAAGGTTGGCGGGCCAGTTCGAAAATACCGCTGTGGAAAAGGCTACCGTATAGGAGCACACGTAACATGCTGAGCGGCATCCGGTAGTAGGGTGTTTGATTGGCATAGACTGATTGTTGGCTGTCGAAAAACACAAACACAGTACATAAAAACTCTTTAGCAATAG